GCCCTTAGGCAGCCTGTGTTCTTCGAAGTATGTTCACAAAGGTGGGGATATAGGTCCTTCCAGAACGACCGCTTCACCGTTATGGCAAAGATCGTAGCCACGAGTTAGATGCCAGACGCCTCTGATTATTTTTCCTGTAACCATATCTTCAGTTTTACCGTGCGAAAAGTAGGCGATCTGGACACAGTCATTGTGTCTAATCCAATAATATCCCTCTTTCATAATTCACCTCTTAAATTGTTTCATTTAGAAGTGTATATGACGATTCAGAACCTGGTGGTCGACAAAACGTTTTTTTGAGGATGTGGCGCCGGGTGCCTCCCGGTGACTTATCTCTGGTCGTCAAAGTCGCGTGCATACCTGCACATAGCAGTTAACCAGACGCCCCATCGCTTAGATGGGATTCACCACATTCATAACTAAAACAAGAAACATTCATCTGGTCAATGGATGATTAATAAATGAAAAAAAAGCCTGCTCGGAAAAGCAGGCATAAATAGCTAAGTTGGCAATAACTGAGGGAGTGGTGCCGGGTGCCTCCCGGTGGAAATGATCACAGCATTCATTTCCGCGCGCTGGTTGGACACTCTGGAGAAATGTCCTGCTGAATCGCCCCTCCGCTTAGGGGGATCCACCACAAAAATGCTTTCAGAAACATCCATTACTCAGGATGCTTAAAAAGCATATGTGCAGTATGAAGAATCTGCCACGTAATCAGATGAATATATTCATTTAAATGGTACAGGCAGAAGGTCTTCAATCACCTCTACCTCTCCGTTGTGGCAAATGTCGTCTCCCTGCGTCAGATGCCAGACACCAGTTATCAACTGGCCCGTTTCAAGGTCATCGGTTACACCATCGGTGTAGTAGGTTACCTGAATTTTGCCGTTGTGCTGTAGCCAGTAGCAACCCTCTTCCATTTTCCCACCAGCATGGCTGGGAAATTAGAAGTTACTACGGGGTTGTATGGTTTTAGTAATTCTTAAATTGCTATAAAGCAAAAAGCCCTACGGGGTTAACCGCAGGGCTTTAAACGAAGGCAATAACCCATCGTTAGAGCAAAATTACCACAGATTCGGGAAAAGTAAATAGCTCACGATAAAATAACGCCCTATTTTGTTATCTGCTTCAACTGCGCATCGGCCCATGCCTCTTCGATGTCAAACTTGGTGATTAGCTGATCGTAAAAGGGCTTAACAGACTTCTTCCAGGTATCTAGGCTGATTGTATCCGTTATCTGACACACCGCAGCGTAAGCCTCAGTTGATGGAATTCGCTCATACCCGCGTCCGCCGCAGCGCTTGCAATCAGCTAAAATCGGAACGCCCCGCTGTTCAGTAAGAACCTGATTAATGGCTTTTCCGCGACCATGGCAATCTCTACAGGCACAACTTACTACCTTCTTGCCCTTACACTGAGGGCACAGAACGCGCGCTATCTCCCTGACCTGTCTGCGAATCTCGAACTCAGAAGGTCGAACATCATCGACGCCCATGAGCAAGGACATCTTCACGAACTTCTTCTCTTTTGCCGGAGTGTGAGACTTCGTGCTGAAAACCTCAGCGTCAACAAACCCTTCCCCATTGCAGACATCGCACTGCTTCACGCTGGCGGCGCTGCGGGAATAATCCTCGAACGCGATGGTGGCCAGTTGGTGCATCACCATTGGTTTAATCTCTGCATCAAGCTTCCGTAATGCCGCAACCCGATCGCACTTAGTCAGCGCGTACTGAGCCAACAGCTCAATCGCCCTCTTCCGGTCAGTATTGCTGATCCCCATCTTCCCGAGAAAAGCGCTATAACCCATGGCGGCCCGTTCCTGCGTCATGCCCATAGCGGCCATGATATCCGTGCCGGTTAATGAGTCTGACGCCGTAGCACGCGGAGAGTCGCTAATCATTGTCGATTTGGCGAAGTGATATTTGAGGGTATTTTCAAGATTCATGCGGTCTCCAGCTCGGTAATGGTGAGTTCTAATTTCCCGCCCTTAACGACAGGCATCTTCACAACGCGATAGTCGACTACCTGGCAATCATCCAGCCATAATCCCGCCTTAGTTAAAGCGTCGAATGCAGCTTTTTGGAGGTTATCCAGATCGCGGCGCCGGCGGTCGGGCATGTGACATTCAATTCGGATTTTGAGTGGTGCGGCCGTCCGGATATTAAGCCGGGCGCTTCGAATGACACTTGCGACCGCATAGCGGTAAGCGACGCCATCAGCACTAATATGCGTACGCCCGCGGTTGTGCCGGTAATATCGGTTATTGCTCGGCGGCCAAGGTAAAGTGATTTGGTATGTCTTCACTTTCACCCCCACATCCGGTTTCGCCAGCGGCTGTCTGGGCGCGCTGGTGTGTTAGATGTCGGAAGGAAAGCAATGACAGTCCAGGTCACGTAATCCTGGTTAAGGCTGCGCTCAACTCGCACGCCGCGCGCTTTGTAACGCTTAACCAGCTCGTCGGCCTGCTGGGTTGTGCAATCAGTATGATGGAACCAGGTCTTCTTCATTCCCGTCACCCCGCGAAGCTCATGAGTTGCGCAGCGGCGTTCTCCGCCTCGCGCTGGTCCCTGAATGCTTGGGATAATATCCAGCGCCAGAGGACATCAAGCGCTGCCTTGTACAGCTGCTGGAACTCAATTTCGTCCATGTTGGCGAATGAAATACTGCGTGGGTGCTTCTGAAGTGTGCCATCCGGAAGTTTGATAGCGTCGTAATGCCCGGCCTGAATAGTCACCCAGGCGCGGTATGCATCGAAGGATTTACAGAGGCTGATCCCGTTTGTTACGCGGCGGCTCGCAACCTGCTCAAGATAGTGCTCAGCGGCATCGAGCAGGGCGCCTTCGTTTCCGCCGTAGGAAGCCAGGAATTTAGCGTAGCCGGTAACCAGCTTGCGCTCGTTGGAGGAGATTGCCCCGCCGGTAGGCTCCCAGTATTCGAAGCCCAGATTCAGCAAAGCGAAGAAGCGGCGATGAAACGCAGGATTGCGTACCTGTTTGAAGTCGGCCACCAGCACGGTGCCGAGCTTGATTTTTGATTGCAGCAAATCGCTGGTCTCCGGCGTAGCCGGGATCAGGATCCCTGAGGACTGCTTAATAAGTTGTAACTGCGCCATGGTGTTCACTCCGTGGCGCATCGCGGTCAGGTTGCTGGTTGTTCAGGCCAGCTCAAGAATTATGATTGCGTACGTAGTGACAAGTCAATTTTCAGAAGCCATTTCCCTTACAACTTCCATAATGGTTTCTTTGGACCAGTAACGATCATCCCTGCTCAGTTTTCTGTGAGTTATGGAGCTATCTTTGGTGGAAATTATATAGCGCTCTTCCGCACCCAACTTGAAGGACAGCAACTCCCTTCCTTTCCCATCGGTTATGGTCACTCGCAGATCTGACTGAACTACACCCTCCACGGAATCCCCCTGAGCGACATACAGACGCGATTAGAAATTGTCGGCAGCAGCATCAATGGGATTCGCAAATTGCGGTATTCTGAAAATGCGCGCTACCCGTGAGTACACCCTTAATAGAACCAGTCGTCTGCACTTTCCCAGGTTTCCTGAAGGATCCCTTCAACCGTCTTCTTCGCTTCCTTTGCCCCACCATAAACGCTTAACCCATCCGAACCAGCACGACGGACAACCAGACTGCAATCTTCGAACTGATCGCCTAGTCTTTTTAGAAGTTCTTTTTCCAGAGCTGGCATTGCTCCTTCTGGAAGTTTCTTCGTGCGATCAATGGTTAATTCAACTTTCATTATTGCCTCCGCGCATTTAACTGTATACATATACAGTACACCTATGAGTATGGTTGATCAACGGTTTAACAGCACGAAATGTTAAAGGATAGGTGGTTATGGTTATAAAAAAACCCGCCGAAGCGGGTTTAATTTTTAGTGTTTAGTTCGTACTGGAAAAGACCAGCATTTGTAGCCATATGCGTGAGCATCAAGAATCTTACGCTCAGAATCGGGCGTACCTGCTTTTGCACGAGCTTTACGAAAACGACATTTTACCCAGCGAAAACCGGCTGGCAGCGGTTTGGTAGCGATATCTTTTAAAGCCATACATAAACCTCGCCTCAGGAGAGCACCTCCCTGAAACTTGATAAAAATATGGGGATCCGCTACTGTACTGTTGTTCACGCAGTAAAGGTTGCGGGTGCTCTAGCATCCCCAATCCGGGCTCATCCTCGCCAAAGGATGGGCCCAAATTCTTTTTAAGACCGCACATATGCTTTTAGCACAGTGAAAATGCGTTCAGCTTCTTCTGCTGTGAGATCAGTTGGCAATCCCTGCACAGTTATCAGAGTGCCCGTTTCTGGACGGACTACGATAGGCAAATTAAAGGCTTGTGTCTTATCCCCTTTTGACAGTTTAGCTTTTTCAATTTTCTGTTCCACAGCGTCGAATCCACTGAGATTACCCTCGGTATCTGCCAAGTTCACAATAGTCCCCACTCGTACATACTCCTCGAATTTGTTAACTGCACTTTTAAACCGGCTACGATAGTTGTGCACTGTTGAATCACTGGGCTTGTTGGCCTGTGTTTCAACATACCGAGTAATAAGTTCATCAACATCTATATCACGTACATCGTCGTCCTCGCTCCATTCAATAACAGGAGAGCAAGAGTAACGCTGAATTCTTTAAATTTCGCGCTGTTGATTCGTTGATTAGCCCAAG